TGGCAACAAAATTTTCAGAGTTTGCACAGGAAAACCCACAGGTCATAGCCACGGTTGCAAAAGTGGCAGCAGGCTTAGTAGGGTTGAAAGCGGGCGGATTGATAGCCAAACTTGGATTTTTACAGGTAAAAGGCGGTATTTTGTCCGTTCAAAAGGCTTTTACAATGATTAAAGGCTTGGGTATTACGAAATATCTAAGCAATATGGGCGGAGGGTTTGGAGGAATCCTTACAAAGGTTGCCCCTTTGGTCGGAGTGATTGCAGCGGTGGGCGGTGCGATTTATTATGTATCCACCCACTTAGAACAGGTGCGAGGGTTTATACAAAAGACTTTTGGAGATGAGGGGTTAGCCGTATTCGATAAACTTTGGGGAATCATTACCCAAGTCGGAACGGCGATAAAGGACGCATTTTTTACGAGCGGTTCGGGGGTGCTTGACACCCTTAAAAGTGTTCTGCCAACAATCATAAACACATTGCAGACCGGGTTACTTCCTATCCTGCCAATGATTGCTGATTTGTTTATGCAGATACTACCGCTTATCGGGCAGCTTGTGACGGCGGTTCTCCCGGTTTTGGGCGAGTTGTTAAGTGCGGTTATTACGGTGCTTGCGTCACTGATAGCGGAAGTCCTGCCCATTATCGTACAACTTATATCTGCTATCCTGCCTTTGGTATTGCAGATAGTACAAAGCATTTTGCCCGTCTTTATCCAATTAGTCAATACCATTGTGCCGATTTTGGTACAGATTATACAGGCGGTTTTGCCTGTTATTATTCAGTTGATACAGACGCTTTTACCTATCATCATGCAGATTGTGGACGCAGTATTACCCGTGTTCATCAGCCTGCTTAATACGATAGTGCCGATTTTCCAAAATATCATACAGGCAATATTGCCCGTGCTACAACAGCTTTTGCAGGCATTGATACCCGTAATTCAGTTGGTGGCGGAGATTTTCGCAAATGTGCTAGGAACGGCGTTACAGAGCATAGCAAACATTGTAAGTAGCGTTATGCAGGTATTCCAAGGATTGATTGACTTTATCACGGGAGTATTTACCGGGAATTGGTCGCAGGCTTGGGAGGGTATCAAGAGTATTTTCAGCGGTGCGGTAGGAGGACTTGGAGAAATCATAAAAGCACCGTTGCGGGCGGTCGTATCAGTCGTAAATACGGTAATCGGTGGACTTAACAAGTTGAAAATACCGGATTGGGTGCCGGGATTGGGCGGTAAGGGTATCAATATACCAATGATTCCGGGATTTGCAAAAGGTACGAACAGAACGCCAAGCACTTTTATAGCAGGCGAGAACGGACCGGAGTTGATAACGGACGCTGCCAACCGTAAAGTATTTACCGCAGCACAGACGGGGCAGATATTTAACAATATGGCACAAGCCGGAAACCTCAACACGGCGAACAATGTAAACGCCACCGCAGGAGGGGCGGGTACAATCACGATTCACGTTACAAATTCCCCAAGCGTGACAGTAGCAGGCGGAGGGGATACAAGCGGAATCAAAGAACAGTTACAGCAGTATGACGAGGAATTTTTAGAAAAGTTGCGGGAAATCATACGCACGATTCTAAAAGAGCAGAGAGAACAGGAGGGCAGGGTAGCTTATGCTTGATACATATATCACGAAATCGGGGGATACATGGGATACGGTAGCCTACAAGGTATGGGGAAACGAAATGTATATGGATACTCTGATTAAGGCGAATTTGGAGCATAAGGATACCTTTATTTTTCCGGCAGGGGTCATTTTGACCTTGCCGGAAATCACGTTGGAGGTATCCGATTCCCTGCCACCGTGGAAGAGGGGAGGGGTAGCAGTAAGTGAGTGATAAGACGTTAGCAAGGCGGACGGCGGTAAAACTCTATTTCAAGGGCAGGGATATTTCAAAAGACCTTTCAAAATATCTGCTATCCCTGTCTTTCACGGATAAGGAAGAGGACGAAACGGACGATATTTCTATATCGCTTGACGATAGAGAGGGTAAATGGATTAAGGATTGGTTAAACACAAATAAAGTAGCACAGACCAAAACGGAAACAGTTACCACGCAGGGAGAAATAAAGGTAGGTAATATCGTGCAGTTTAAAGGGGGACCGGTATACATATCCTCTATGGCAGCAGCACCGACCGTTACAAGGGGTGCAAGTAAATGTAAATGCACGATAGCAAATTCAAACGCCCACCCTTACCACCTTATATCACAGGACGGGGCGAGGGTCTACGGTTGGGTCAATGCTTCAGACGTTGAGGGCGAAACGGTCACAACAACCAAAACAACAAAGGTATCAGAGAAAAGAGCCTTTAAGGGTACGGAAATACACGCTATGGTTATTCAAAAAAACCCATATTCGGACGGAAAAGACAAGGTATTGGATTGCGGGGTTTTTGAGATTGACAGCGTAAACTATACGGGACCGCCCCAAAAACTGACAATAAAGGCTACGTCAATCCCTTATAAGGCAAAATTAAGGCAGACGAAGTATAACAGGCAATGGGAAAATACGACCCTTAAAAATATGGCGGAGAAGATAGCCAAGCGAAGTAACATGAAACTTATGTATCTGTCAAACGCCAACCCGGTTTACAAGCGGAAAGAACAGGTAAACATGACGGACATTGCATTTCTGAAAAAGATGTGCAAAAGGGCGGGAATATCCTTAAAAGTCACGTCAAAGACAATCGTATTATTTGACGCAGCGGACTTTGAGAAAAAGGCAGAGGTAAAAAAGATAAAGGCAGGAAAGGGAAATATAATAAGCTATAATTTTACCACGAAAACGGCGGATACCGCCTATTCGTCCTGCCACGTCATTTATACAGACCCGAACACAAAGGAAACCATAGAAGCAACCTATACGCCGGAAAACGCAAATTCAGACGGTCAAACACTGGAAGTAAAACGGAAAGTGTCAAGCGTGGCGGAAGCCAAGGAGTTAGCGAGGAAATCCCTAAGAGCCAAGAATAAAGGGGAAACAACGGCAGAATTTACGCTTGTGGGCGACGTGGATTATGTGGCAGGAATCACGGTTAGGGTATATGGGTATGGGGAATTTAACGGAAAATACATTGTAGAGCAGGCAACGCATAATATCACGGGCGGATACAAAGTACAGATAAAATTGCGTAGTTGTTTGGAGGGATATTGATTGCAGCAGTTTGATGATAACGATATGCAGGAATTAAAGGATATTGTGAGGGTCGGGATTGTAAGCAGCGTGAACGCCGGGGCAATGACGGCGAGGGTAAAGATACAGGACCAGGGAATAGTGACGGGGGATTTAAAGATAGTGCAGAATCCGCCAAAAGCGGAAATAAAAATTAAAAGCGGAAGCTGCCCGGCGGATTGTGAGGTTGAAATAAAGCCGTGGATACCCAAAGTAGGGCAATGGGTTTTGTGCCTGTTTAAGCCGGATGGGGAGGGCGACGGCTTTATATTGGGAGGTATCTAATGGCACAGGTAGGAACGCTTGGCGACATTGTTTTTAAAGTATCTGAAAAAACGGTACAGACGTTTGACGGATTACAGATTGAAAGCAAGACCAATTATGCAAAGCATACAAGGCATAACAAAAAGCCGTTGTTGGAGTTTCAGTACAATGATACGGACACGGCGAGTTTTTCTATGTATCTGTCCGCATTTCTTGGGGTAAACCCTAAGACAATGCAGGCGAAAATAGATAAGTACCGCAAGCAGGGGAAAATACTTACATTGGTTATAGGTGGCAAGAAATACGGCACGAAATGGGTCATTACGTCACATTCAAAAGGTTATAAGAGATTCGACAATAAAGGGAATCTATTGATTGCGGAAAGCAAGGTATCATTAGAGGAATACCCGGAAAGGTAGGGTTGTATGGGGTACGTCATAGACACAACGGAAAAGGAAAATATAAACCTTGCCCCCGGAACGGTGGAAGAGGAAGTAATACAGAATCTTTGGTTTTTGTATTCCTCATTGGAGTATGATGTACCGTTAGACCGGGCATTGGGATTAAACGCCACATACATAGATAAGCCGATAGAAGCAGCCAAGGCATTAGCGACAACGGACATTTACGACAAGACCGAGGAATACGAGCCAAGGGCGGAAATCACAAACATAGATTTTAAGGCGGATTATGAAAGGGGCATATTAAAGCCGATAGTGGAGGTAGAAATAAATGGAGAATACGAAAAAGAGGAATATACCGAGTAATCTTCCCGAAGTCGAGTTTGTGGACACCAACACGGAAGCATTGGTAAATAAACTCATAGCAGGGTATGAGGAAATCACGGGCAGGACGCTTTACCCGGCAGACCCGGTAAGGGCGTTCATATTATGGCTTGCAAGCGTATTAGTGCAGGAGCGGGTACAGATAAATGAATCGGCAAAGCAGAATCTTCCAAGGTATGCAGTAGGTAAAAACTTGGATTCCCTTAGTGAGATTTTCCATAACACATACAGATTGCAGCCGACCGCAGCGAGTACAACGCTTGGATTCTACATTACCACGACTTTAGAGCAGGATTACATCATAACGGACACACTGGAAGTAACCGTAGACGGTTTTATAAATTTTGCCACAACGGATTATCTGATATTCAAGGCGGGCGAAAACTACGCAGAGGTAAAGGCGGTATGCACGACCGCAGGAACGGCGGGGAATGACTTTGTACCCGGACAGGTAAACAAATTAGTATCAGATGAATTTCTGTATTTCAAAGAGGTATCAAATACAACCGTGACGGCAGGAGGGAGCGAAGAGGAAAGCGACACGGCATTTTATAACCGCATGAGGGAAAGCGAGGAATCATACACGACCGCCGGACCCCGTGGAAGCTATATTTATCATGCCAAGTCGGTATCCTCACAAATAAGTGACGTTTCAGCGGAAAGCCCGGAACCCGGAATAGCGGATATTAGAATCATGCTATACGGCGGGGAGTTGCCGGATAAGGAATTGATAGACCGGGTACAGGAGTATTTGAGTGCGGACGATATTAGACCAATGACGGATAAGGTAATAGTGGCAGCACCTACTACGATACCGTTTGACATTGAAGCGGTTTATTACATATCAAGGGATAAATCAGCAAGCACAAAGGAAATCCAAAGGGCCGTTGACTTGGCGGAGGAAAATTACATATTATGGCAGACCTCTAAAATGGGGCGGGATATTAACCCGTCCTATTTTAATGCTATGCTTATGGAATCCGGCATTAAAAGGGTGGAGATTGTAAAGCCTGCATTTACGACAATCCCAAAGGGGAGCGTGGCGGTCATAAGGGATTGCAATATATCTTTCGGGGGTGTGGAAGATGAATAATATTAAGACGGCAGATTTTTTACTGTCCTTTCCGCCCGCATTGAAAAAAGATGAAAAAATGCTTGCCTTGGGGCGGTTGATTGCGGAGGAATTGCATATATCCGCATGGGAAGCAGAAAAGAACGTCATATATGCGAATATAGACAGCTTAACGGAAACGTGGCTTGACGTATTAGCCTATGATTTGCATGTGGATTGGTACGATTACGACTACCCGATAGAAGCGAAAAGGGCAATCATAAAGGACGGCGTAAGGGTACACCAAAAATTAGGAACTAAGGCAGCAGTAGAAAGGGCGTTAGGAGGGATACACCCACAGAGCGAAATTGAGGAATGGTTTTCATACAACGGAAAGCCGTATTGTTTCCGTATAGTGCTTGATACCACAAATTCGAGGGTTGCAGCAGATTATGACGAGATTGTAAAGACGGTTGACATATACAAGCGTCTTACGGCTCATTTGGACGGATTATATTACCAATGCTCTATTTGTGTGGTAGTAATGCCACACACGGAGTATTTTTTATTTTCTACGCCTATGACAGGGCAGTTAAGGGCAGGCACAGAGCCATACAGGAACACGGAGGGGGCGGTAGAAAATGCGGTTATCAGCATAAACGCAAGGGCAGCAGGGTATATAGCCGAAGCCGTGAGGACCGGCACGAAGCCGGACAGAAATATAGTGTTTTCCACGCAGGATAGCGAGATTGTGACCGATTCGGACACGAAAGGTTATCCGTTTACGAGCAATCAGACAGGAAAAGCCAAAGCAGGCACAACCCCATACATAGACACCGTAGGCGGTGCAGGGAGCGAGGGAGTGACGGCAACGGCAGCAGGGCAGGGGTATAAATTCGATTCCGATTTGGCAGGCACGAAGCCGGACAGAAATATTTTATTTGATTCCGTGGACGTGCAGGCGGTGGGGGAAGCGGATTTAGAAGCCTATGTATTTGAAAATGCCTTTACAGGCACGAAGCCGAAAAGAAATGTTGTATTTTCGGGGCAGACGGCGGAAGTCGTGGCGGATTCCGATACCGCAGGGTACGGATACGAAACGCCGACAACGGGAAATGCAACCGCAGGCACGAAGCCGGAAAGGGCCGTAGAAACGGCACAGGGGGTAAAAGGCATAGCACAGACGGCAGACACCGACAGTTACCAATACGAGGTCAAGCGTTGCGGTGCTAATCGGTTAAGCAAATAAAAGTAAAGGAGATTAAGGAAATGCTTACAGAAAGAGCCTTTGAGAGTTTCAAGAAATTCATTGAAACAAACATTGCATACGCAAAGGTCGAGTATGAGGGTGTGCTGCATAAAGCGGAGATTGTCAGCCGGGAACGCTTGCCGGACGGCAGGGTAGCACTAAGCATACCGATTACGCCGGAGGTATCGGGGGCCACCACGATAACCAAGATTCAGTTGTACGATATTGGTAATAAATTGTGGGCGGAAAAAACCGAAGCAATCAAGTTAAAAGGGGTGCAGCAGGGCGTACTGTACCGCTTTAGTTTCAACTTTAAGGAGGAATAGCGGAAATGGGATTATTCAAGATTTGGAAAGACCATGTAACGCAGTTTAGCAACCGTTACAAGGAAATCAACAACGCAGACGGCACGATAACCCATGAAGCGGTAGAGGGCGAGGTAATACAGGAGGGTACACCGCAGAACGCAAAGAATTTTAACGATATGGAGCAGCGTATTTTGGCAGCCGGGGAGGTTGCCGGGCTTGCTATGTTAAAGGTCGGGGCGGTGGAAAGCAAGGTTGAGGGATTGGCAGGCGAGATTATCGAAACGACCTTAACCAATTCCAAAGAGTACCCTTTCAACAATTCCAAAAAGACCCTTGCACTCAAAACACCGAGGGGCAATTTGGACTATACCGTATTCGTGGAATCAAGCACGGAGGACGCAGGCGGGATAGGGGAAATCAAGATAACCGATAAGCAGTTGAACGGTTTTAAGATTGAGTTTACCGGGGCCGCCAAGGAAGTATCCGTAAAATGCACCGTACAGGGAGGTTACGCATAATGGCAAACGTGATTATCAAAAGTGCGGAAAGAAAGGCACAGACGGCAGCAGTATTGAACGCTTACGGCGTGGGCGGTGGCAGGGCGACCGCAGCACAGAGGGAAGCAGCCGAGCATATCGCAGTACGTTCCAAGGAAGCGTACAGAGAATTACAGAGAATGGGAGGTAAAAGGTAATGGCAGCAGCTAAGATTATTGTGGTTGAGAAGAACGAGGGCGGGAAAATCCCCTATGAGGTATCGGGTACGAAAATCATCTTTGGAGAAGATGAACTTATGGTAAATCTGAAAACCCGGCAGCGTGACTATGAAACAACGCTTGACATTTGCAAGGACAAGGAAAACGGCTTGACGGTCGGGGTCAATACGTCCTCTACGGAATATGTGGCACAGGTCACAATACCCGCCCGTGAATATGAGATTACGGACACGGGGAAGCAGGACGAGGACGGCAACCCGGTTATGGAAAAGAACCCGTTGCCGTTTGACATGAAGAAATGCACGTTGACCTTATGGGCGTTAATCTAATCTGATTTAAGGAGGATAATATACAATGGCAAATTTTGACGATTTACAGGGTGCGGTAGCACAGTTTGGGGCAGGAAACAAGGTTATCTATGATGATATTGGTATGCCGTCCATTATGGTAGGCGTTCCCAAGATGAAGTATTCCGACATTATCACGGGCGGTACGGAGGAAGTGTTGCCGTTTTTCATTGTGGACGGCGAGGAAAAGGAAGCTATCTATGTTTCCAAGTTTGCTAATATCGTGGAGAATGACCGGGCGTATTCCTTGGGTATGAAGTTGCCGAGGAATTACATCACTTTCGACCAGGCGGTAGCAGCCTGCAAGGCAAAGGGCAACGGTTGGCATTTGAATCAGACGGGCATTTTTGCCGTGCTTAATCTGTTATCGCAGAAAATGGGGACCGTACCGCACGGAAACACCAACTACGGAAAGGATTATTACCACGCCTACGAGCATGGAATACAACCGCAGGGAGAAACAGGGCGGACACTTACGGGCAGCGGTGGCCCTACATGGTATCACAATCACGATATGTCGGGCATTGCAGACCTTAACGGCGACGTGTGGGAGTGGACTGGCGGATTCCGCCTTATGAATGGGGAAATTCAGATTATCCCCTACGGTAACTGCATGAAACTTGATTGCGATATGTCCGAGGACAGCACCCTTTGGAAAGCAATCATGCCTAACGGCTCATTGGTTGCACCGGGTACGGCAGGCACTTTGAAGATAGACCAAACGAGTGCAACCGCAGGAATCAGAATCAATACAACGGTGCAGTATCCGACAAGCGGGGATACATATAGGAATATTGCATTTAAGACGCTTACGGCAGCAAGCGGGGTAACTATCCCGAAACTGTTAATAGCGTTGGGGGTATTCCCGGACAGCGGAATCACAGGATACGGAAACGACCAGATTTGGATGCGGAATCACGGCGAAAGGCTGCCTAGCCGGGGGTCGAGTTTCAACAGGACGTCCTATTCGGGACCGTCCGCCCTCCACTTGAATATTCCCCGTTCCATCTCTGACGCCGACGTGGGCTTCCGCTCCGCTTTTTGCGAACTGTAAACTGAATACTGATAAACTGATAGGGTGTGCGGTAGCACACCCTTTGAAAAAATATATCAGCAAGGCAGGGGGAACATGGAAGAGAAGCAGGGAACGCAGGGGACCGGGACCAGCAACGGAAACGGGATTTTCCATATAAAAGAGAAAATCTACGAAATGATATTATACGGCAACCCTGCCTTAAAAGACTTTCCAAAGACTGAAAGGTATGTACTGGCAGGCAAAATAAGGGAATCAATGTATACGGCGTTGGAAATGGCGGTACGGCTTGAAAAGAAATACCACAAGAAAACGACCTTGCAGGATTTGGATATTGAAATAGATGTATTAAGGAATCTGCTAAGACTTGCGAAAGACCCGAACCTATACCCAAAACAAAAGCCTTGTTTGGACTTCCATACTTGGGAAGTATGGATTAAAAAGGTAAACGAAATCGGTTGTATGATTGGCGGTTATATGGAGTGGGTAAACAGCAGGGAGAAGCAGAAATAAAAATACATTGGGAAACAATCACATTTGTATAGGTGGCTGCCTATCCGGGGGTCGAGTTTCAACAATACGTCCAATTCGGGACCGTCCGCCCTCAACTTGAATAATCCCCGTTCCAACTCTAACGACAACGTGGGTTTCCGCTCCGCTCTGCCCCTATGCCAAGAAGCCTTACGGTTACGACCGTAAGGACAGTGCAAAAAGGGTTAAAGGGGTTGTTTTCCATTCCCGGACGTTCCGGGAAAAAGATTGTATTGCCGTAAAGACAGTTAGTAAGCGTAAGCCGAAAAGATTTATATTTGTCACGTCCGAAAGGGTTAAAAACTTAGTAGGTTTGTACGGCAAAATTTTAAGAAAATCAGAGGTTGCAAATGCACAGTATCAAAAATATCTATGAGAAAATATACGATTTTGAAAATCTGCATAAGGCTTGGGAAAAGGCACGGAGGGGAAAGCGGTACAGGGAGGATGTATTGAGTTTCAACCGTAACTACGAAGAGCATTTAATAGAGATTCAGAATCAGCTAATCTATGAAACATACGAGGTAGGAAGATACCACAGTTTCTATGTATTTGAGCCGAAAAAGCGGTTGATTATGTCCTTGCCGTTCAAAGACAGGATAGTACAGTGGGCGATATATCAGCAGCTTTTCCCGCTCTATGAGAAAACTTTTATTTCCGATTCCTACGCTTGCAGGCAGGGGAAAGGAACGCATAAGGCAGCCGACAAGTTACAGTATTGGCTACGGCAGACGGAAAGGAAGCCGGAGCGGTACTATTACCTCAAAATGGATATATCCAAGTATTTTTATAGGGTAGACCATGAGATACTACTAAAAATATTGGGCCGCCGGATAAAGGATAAAAGGTTGCTTAATCTGTTAGAGAAAATCATAAATTGCGAAACTACGAAATTTGGCTTGCCAATGGGGAAAGAGCCGGACGAAGTAGAGGTAGAGGACAGGTTAGGCAATAAGGGTATGCCGATAGGCAACCTTACCTCTCAAATGTTCGCAAATATCTACCTTAACGAGGTAGACCAGTACGCAAAGCATGAGTTGGGGTTGCATTACTACATACGGTATATGGACGATATTATTATTTTACATCACGATAAAAAGTACCTTGCACAGGTTAAGGAGGATTTACGCATTTTCCTTGATGAAAACCTACGCTTGAATCTCAATAAGAAAACGGCAATCAGACCTTGCAGCATGGGGATTGATTTTGTAGGATTCCGCATATGGGCCACGCACCGCAGATTAAAGAAGAAAACGGCGTTAAAAATCAAGCGGAGTATGAAACATTATGTAGAAAAGGTGGAAGCCGGGGAAGAGAGCAGGGAGAAAATGGAACGTGCGATAGCGTCATACCGGGGCATATTGTCACATTGCAACAGCTACGGCATGAGGCAGAGCCTTAACCGTCTTTTTATCAGAAAGGAGTAGCCGGAATGTATATTGATTCATCAACAATAATAACCGTTGCGGGCGTATTGGGTGCTTTAATCACAATCGGGACCGTTGCATATAAGGTTGTCAAGTGGTTTCAGCAGCAGGATAAGCAGACAAAGGATATAGAGGAATTGAGGAAACAGGACAAAGAAAACTTGAAACAGTTAAATGATGAAATGTGCCTGCTTACCTATGCCGTGCTTGCC